AAGCTGTATTTAAAGTTTGTACTTTATAGCCACCAGAAATCTGTTCAAAAATATTTAAATTAGTATTTGTTTTTGTTCCCCATGTACCGGCGTTTTCACCAGTTGCCATTAGTTCAACACCAAGAGGTGTATAAGTTGAAGCCATAATTTTTTCTCCTAAGCCACGTGCGTTACGTCTGTATACGATGTTTCGTGTGATACGTCAACATCGGAATAACTCGCGCTATTTGTTTTATTAACATTACTATAACTTGTATTTCCAATAATATCAACATCTCCATATCCTAATGGAGCAACATTTCCTATACTAGAAACTGCCTCAACTCCAGTTAATCCTACAACATCTTCTGGAATTATTGTGCCGGTTGAAGAAGTAGCAGATACACCAGTTAAAGTCACTCCTATTTCTATAGTTAAAGAACCAACTGTAGAAGTTGCAGCTTGACCTGTTAATCCTACAGAATCTGCTGGTGTAATAGAACCTACACTAGATGTAGCTTCTACTCCTACTAAACCTATTTCAATTGCATCAAGAATTATTCCACCAACTGTTGCTGTTGTAGATTGACCAGTCAAACCTATGGACATTTCTGTCGGAGAAATTTCTCCTACACTAGATGTTGCACTTACTCCTGTTGGTACAACAGTACAACTTATATCAAGAGTTAAACTACCAACACTAGATGTTGCACTTACTCCTGTTATGTCTATAAGTTCTTCGGGTACGACAGTTAATGATCCAACACTAGAACTTAATGCAGTTAATCCTGATAGTTGGACCAGTTTATTAAATGAATCTCCATAAGGTTCTTCACCCCAACCATTTCTACCCCAACCAACTAAAGTTCCAGCATTATCAAAATCGCCAAGTTGAGTTTGTGCTTGTTGACCTGTTGGAGTTATAAGTGTTAATAGATCTAAAGTAGGTGTGCCAAGGCTTGATGTAATTGATAAACCTGTTAATGGAACTGCAATTTCTGTAGTAATAGAACCAACAGATGTAGTTGTTGACTGTCCTGAAAGTTGAACAGCATATTCTACTCCCCAACCAGAATTACCCCATTCTTGTCGGCCCCAACCTTCTTCGTTAAAAGCTTCTAAAGAACCTACTGATGATGTTGCTGATTGTCCTGATAAAATAACGGTAACATTATCGTCACCCCATTCGTTGGATCCCCAAGTATTAGTGCCCCAGGTTGATGCCATAAGGAGTTCCTCCTTATGCTATACGAAGAATTGCGTTAGATGCGTCTGCTGTTGGAAATTGTATTGTAAATGTTCCAGAAGAAACTGTTTTATCTCCACCAAATGCAATTGCACAAACGGCTGCATCTGAAGAATGTGAATCATTAAAAATTAAACAACCATTAGCTGTAAAAGAAGCTGATGTCCACGATACATCTGCAAAATCACAACAAGCTGTATCAGTTGATAAAGCTGGAGTTACACTTGTAAGTGCTTTTCCTTTTGCAGAATAAGCAGATCCTGATGTATTAGTAATTTCGTTTGATGAACTGTAAGCTGTTGTAGATTTATTTAAAGTTGCTGAACTTGTGTACAACGCTAAATTAAAAGTGTTTCCAGACGATGCTGTAAAGTTATGTTCAGCTTGTAAAACTTCTACTTTGAATGAGTTACATACTGCCGATGTTATTGCCATAATTTTTCTCCTTATTACGGAGACGGTGACTTGACTGGTATCCTAACTGTTCCGTCAGTATAATCATCTCGTCTTCGTCTTCCAAGTTGCATCCCTGCAAACTGTTGTATTGCATTTTTATATCTATTTTCATAGTATGTCAACATATCAGTCGGACCTTTTAAATATCCAAAAGCTTCTACTAAACATGCATATAATAGACCCTGTGGAAAGTATGTGCTTAAATAAGTATTATTATTAAAACCAGTGCCAGATCCAAGACCATTTGGCATTTTATTATAATATATTCTAAATTTGTAATTAGCGTCAGGTGTAGGAGCTAAATACATTCCTCCTGATGAAGTATCTGTAGTATTATCCGCACCACCAAACATTGCATAATATTTAGGAAAACCTGTTACATCTTGAGCTGTACGATCACCTTCTGGTCCTGTTAATCTATCCACATACTCTGATAAATATGTTTGATCTTTTTTCTCTAACCATGTTCCATTACCTTGTGTATTAGCGGTAGAATTAAACACTTCAACACCTCTTATAAATAAAGCTCCAGCTGGTGAATTAATTGTATTGTCGTCAGCAGCTAACGTACCTTCTTGAACAAATCTTTGAGAATCCATAGGACACTCTTGATAAATTCTAAACTCAGCTGCCATTATAAATTCATCAATAATTGCTTGTGTAAAAACATCACTATCTACTTCAGTGTAGCTTCTTATTGCTGCAGTTAATGTGCTGTAATCGTATTTTTTAACTCCTGACATAATTAACCTTTATCATTAATCGGTCCAACTGTACATTGTAAACCGCCCCCTGTTTCTGTGCTACTAGCATTACTAACTAATTCAAATGTAAAACCTGTTTGTGTAGTTATAGTTGCTGGACTGCCTGTGCTATCATTATACCCTGCTGGTGAAGAAGTTTCATTAAGTGTAGCTATTTTGTATGCACCAAATACTTTTGCTCCTGTTGCATGTTCATTCGCTGTTGTGTTAACAGGACTAACTCCTCTGTAAGGAGCGCTTGTTCCTCTAGTACATCCAGTTAAATCATTTGAAGATCGACCAGTATATTCAATAACTTCGTTTTCATAAAGTCCTGTTGTGCTATTTACTTTTTCAATAACTATAAAACCTGATGTTGGAAACGCTGACCCATCAGCTAAAGTAATTGTAGTAGCTGAATCTGTAATTGCACCATTTAAAGTTGTAGAAAGCTGTAAAGTAGATATAGCAACACCACCTACAGGAGATTTAACATCTCTTAATCTAACAAAATCATTTACTTGCATAGCACCATTTTTAAAAGCTATAGTAACTGTTGCATCAGCAGCTGCAGTTGTAATAGGGTTATTTATTAAAAAATCTTCTGTAGGAAATTCTGTTCTAGCAGGTCTAGCTCTTTGTAATGCTTGTGGATCTGCACTTGTAGGTTTTGGATCTAGTTGTGGTTGTTTAGGTTCGTATTCTGAAATATGCACAAACGCACCATTCCATTCTCTAACCATTTCGTTATATGGAAAAGCCATACCTGATCTATCAGAAATTGCTAAAGCATATTTACCTTGTGAAAAAGTAGTCATTAACCAATACCCGGATAGTAAATTTTAGGAGATATATATGTAGAGTTAGAAGAGCCATCTTCATCTTCTGCTCTTAACAATTCATCTTCATATAATAGTTTTAATTCTTGAACTCTTTGTGGTGCATATTTAATAGCTAAATAATAAGCTAGTCCTGCAATCATGCATGGAATAAACCTATAAGGTACATCAGTTGCATTTGTGTAAGCACCAACATCATCAATTCTTTTTGTGTAATAAAAATTAATATAATTACCATCTTGAGCTGCACCCGGTGTTAAATATAAAGTCATTGTAACTTTATCTATAAATCTTTGAACCCAATATTGAGTAGGTAAGCCTTTATCTGTTTTATTTGAAAAACCTTGATACTGTGATCTACTAATCTTTGTCATTGGTGTGTCAACTGAAGTAGATTTTACTCTGTAATCTGCTTCTTGAATATCTGTCATACCAATTGGAAACTGTAATACAGCATCCGAAGTGCTATGAGTAGCTGCTGTGCTACCATTAACACCTCTCACACATCCAGTTAAATTTAATGAAGAAATACCTGTATAAGTAATTTGTTCTGTTCCAATAATAATTATACCACCTGTCGTTGGCATACCTGTAACAGAAGCAACTCCAATTGTAGCAACACTTGCATTTATTCCTGCAGATAATGTAGTTGAAATACCACTTGATGTTCCATCAGAAGGTGAACGATAAAAAGTATATACCGCTTGTCCATCTACTAATGCAACATTTTGATTTTTTACTTCCCAAAATTGAAGTCCTCTATTTCCCCATTCAGAAAATAAAATATTTAAAGATCGTTTAGCAGTTTTTAATTGATAGCCAGAAACACCCTGCATACCGATACGTTCGTACGCATCTTCAATAATTTCATCAATGCCTAGGTTCTTATCAAAAACATAAGAGCCTGAAGTAGTGTTGGCCATTTAAGCTCCTTACCCGTCAAACTGAATAGATAATCCTACTACTGCAGTTCCATCGTAAGCAAAATATGCTCCGTCTTCACACAGAATACCATCATCGGCAATATATGGGTCGATTGTTGATCCGCTATCTACATCTAAAATTAATCTGTTTTGACCTGATGTTGCTGAACTATTTTTAATATAAACACGTCCTGCTCCGGCACCAGCGACTCCAGTCATACTTCTG